CTGAAGACAGAAAATCTAAATTTGAAGTTAGAATGTCTAATGTTGGTAGACCATTATGTCAATTACAGATGGAAGCTAAGGGTATAAAAGGAGAAGGACAACCTTATAATGTTAAAATGAGAAATACATTTGGTGATCTAATAGAAGCATTAGCTTTATTTGTTATGAAATCAGCAGGAGTAAATATAGAAAATGAACAGAAAAAAGTTGTATATAAATTTGGGGAAAACAGAATTGAAGGTAGGCAAGATGTTGAGATTAATAAAAAGATATGGGATATTAAAAGTGCATCGCCATTTTCTTTTGAAAAAAAGTTTGGAGAAGAAGGTGGTTTTAATGAGGTTGTTAAAGATGATACCTTTGGCTATGCGTCACAAGGATTTTTATATGGAGAAAGCCAAGACAAGGAATTTGGTGGATGGATAGCTATTAATAAATCTACTGGTGAGTGGACAGTATGTGAAACACCAGCACTACATGATGAATATAAAAAACAAGCTATAGATAAAGCTAAAGAAAATTATAAAGCATTGCAAAAAGGCATACCATTTAAAAGAAACTATGATGCGATTGAAGAAACTTTTAGAGGTAAGCCTACAGGTAATAAAGTTTTGGGCTTTGCGTGTTCGTTCTGCCCATACAAACTTCCTTGTTGGGGAAGTAAATTGCAGTTGTTACCACAACAGCAATCAAAAGGTAAGAATCCTAAATGGGTTTGGTATACGGAAGTTAATAATCCTAAAAAGGAGGAAGAGTTTGCGTAACTGGGTGGATGTTAGTTTTGAGGGGTCTAGCATCTGCCTTTACCTAAAATGTATTGTTTAATAATAAAAGATAATGATACTTGGAGAATATTTACAAATGAAATATGGGACTCAGAAAAAGAAGCAATTGATTATGCAAAGAGAAATAAATTTAAAAAATCTGTTGAATGGAAAGTTGTACCCTATGATCATAAATACTTTAAATTATAATGACTAAGAAAAAAGATACAATAGATTTGCTTAAAGCAATAAAAGTTTTAGTTACACCTTGGAAACTTGGATTTACTTGTGGTATATCCATGGATACTCAATCAAAGATGACAACAGAAGAGTATGAGTTGTGTTCTACAATAGCTAGAGGTATGATTAAAATGGCAACTACTGACCCTCATTCAACGTTTCTATGGGGACTTCGTGGATTCGCTGATGATAAGAAAAATAACAAGGGAGACTTAACTATAAGTTCTGTTGCAGAGTTTGATGATGCAGATAATGTAGTAGACTTTCTTGAATACTTAAAACAGAAACGTGATAAGGAGTTAAATTAATGGCAACACATTTAGTCATAGGGGATCCTCATTGTACCCCAAAAGCAACCAATGATAGATTTTTATGGGCAGGAAAATTTGCTCGAGATCTAAAGCCGAATACTATTATTTGTATGGGAGACTTTTCAAGTATGGATTCGCTATCTAGCTACGATAAAGGTAAGAAATCTTTTGAAGGCAGAAGATATAAAAAAGATATAGACCATGCTCATGATGCATTAACTAAATTTAACAAAGGTCTCAATGGGAGACGACCAAGAAAAATCATGCTACTTGGTAATCACGAAGATAGGATAGATAGAATAATAGATGAAACACCCGAACTTGATGGCACAATTAGTACTAATGATTTTCAATTTGAAAAATATGGTTGGGAGGTTTATCCATACCAAGAACCTGTTGTGGTCGATGGCGTACATTATTGCCATAATTTCCCTAACGGTGTTATGGGTAAGCCTATTAGTGGGGACAATATTGCTCGTGCTCTCTTACTAAAAAATAAAGTATCTTCTACTGTAGGGCATATACATACATTTGATTATTCTATGTGCACTACTCCAATGGGTAAAAAAGTAATTGGATTATCTGCTGGTTGCTACTTGCATCATAAAGAAAATTATGCTAGGGCTACTCAAAGAATGTGGTGGAGTGGTTTAATTGTAAAAAGAAATGTAAAGAATGGAGAGTATGATCTTGAAACAGTTCAGTATAATTCTATTAGGAGGAAGTATGGTAGATTTTAAAACTAATTTAGATCATCATGATAATGTAAATTCACCAGCACATTATTTGCATGGCAAAAAAGAAACTATTGATGTTATAAAAGATTGTATGACAGATGATGAGTATCACGGATATCTTAAGGGAAATGTTTTGAAGTACGTTTCGAGATATAAATTCAAAGGTGAGCCATTAGAAGATTTACAAAAAGCACAATGGTATTTAAATAAACTAGTAAAGGAGGTCAAATGACACACGGAGAAGAAATGGCTATACTCGGTAAGATAAATGCCTTGTATGAAGTTATAATAGAGATACAAACTAAGATAGATAAATTATATAAACAATTGCCAAAGGAGGAAAAAAATGGGAGCAATAAAACAAGCACTAATAGAAGTGGATGATGCAGTGTGTGGTTGTCTCAATCAAGGTAGAACACTAAATCAAACTATAAGAGATTTAAAGAAAGAGTTTAATAAAAAAGGTAGAGATAACCCATACTTATTAGATGAAGATCTTATTGAAGATAAATACTATCAATTTAGAGGCACAGAATGATTAGAGATAAAATAGTAAAGGCACTAAGAAAAAAATATGAATCAGATATGGAAACTGCTTTAACAACTATTGATATTTATTTAGATAATTCTGTAGGTATTGGTGAACATCCACAACATATAGCTGAAATAGATAAATTATTATCTACTTATTGCAGTGCCAAAGAAAAGTTAGAGTCTTTAATAAGACACTATGATGACAAAGAAATACCATTCTAATATAGGAGGAAAAATGGAGAAAGAAAAACAGAAACAACAAAAAGCTAACCCTAGAACTTACACTATAAGTTCTGAACAACTTATGGATATTATGAGATATTTAATGTCTCGACCATATGCTGAAGTAGTAAAACTTATGAATAGTTTATCTACACTAACACCACAATCTAGTGAGGGAAATAGCAATGACGGAAAAAAGTAATTTAGATAAATACACTGGAATATTATTTGAATTAAAAATAGGTTTAAATAAAGATAATGCTATAGTTATTGACTATGGTGGTAAACCTGTAGGTAAAATTCGAGAGGCACTAAAAGGTTATCCCTATCATGGAAACTTATGTGCTGCTGTTATTAATCATGCTAATGCTGTAGGAAAAAAATTACAAGATGATATTAAACAACTTATACAAAAAGTTTAGATATTACTTTTGGCATAACAAAGTTATGGATAAACTAGAAGGTTATGCTAGTTCATTGAATACTTGGTTTTGGCATAAGCGATGGGGTGACAGAAACCTTTATCGCTATAACCAAAATAACCAAAAAAAAAGACCTCCTGATTAATAATCAGGAAGTCTTGTGTTGCCTGCAGGGGGAGTCTATATGGCTCCCCTTTTTATTTTAGGCTATCCATTTGTTCTACTATTGGTTTTCTTTTTGGCAATAAAAAATTTTCTGTTTGAAATATTGGTTGTATTCTATTCTTATAAACATTACCTAATAAATTTGTATAGTTAGGATTTTCTGCATACACAGACATACCCTTAAACATTTCTTCAGGTCCTCTATCTATTGCATTTACTGCATCTTTGTATCTTTCATCATTTGCAATCAATTGCATAAATGCTCTAATACTACCTTTACTATCATCAAAAGATCTTAGCTTAGCTCCACCTGTAGTTGTTAGAGATTGTTGGTCACCAGTTGCATGCATACCAAAATAGTTATTAGCACTCTTTGCAGTAGGTGCACCTTTAAATTGAAAATTGCCTGTTTCTGTAGCAGCAACTGTAGCTATAAACGAACTAGGTATTTTACTTTCAATAGATTCCTCAGGATATTCTTTACGAACTTCCTCTATTGCTTTTATAAAATCTTTTGTTTGATTTATTTCTGCCATTGCTATACTACAAATTAATACACTAACAATTCCAAGCACGAAGTGCTTTATTAATTCTTGAATTAGGGTCATTAGCTGTTTTTTTAGAAGTTAATTTTTTCTTCATACCTTTCATACGTGCACAAAAACTAGCACGTCTTTTGTTACCAACTTTTTTGCTAGGTGCTTTTAAATTACCACCAGTAGCTCTATTATAACTAGCTCTACCTTTAGCATTTAAACCACCTGAGGGGTTCTTACCTTCTTTACGTTGCCATGCAGGTGTCTTAGCCATTATTTTTTCCTTGCTGTTTGTGCAGCTCTTCTAAAGTTTGCTGCAGTTGGTGCACCTTTAGCACCTTTCTTTTTCATTTTACCACCACGCTTTCTTTTAGCATGAATGTTAGCATATAATCCTTTTCTCATTATGCTCTACCTTTTTTTTTATTTCTTAACATAGCAAAATCTTTTTTAGTAAGTTTACCATCTTTGTCCATGTCTAATTTTTTTCTTTTACCTTTTACTTTTTTTCCTTTTTTCATTTTTCCGTAATGTCCTGGCATTTTAACTATACCTCCTGTATTGTTTTACCTTCTTTGCAATCCCTTTGGGTTGCTTCACAAATTGTTTTCCCTTT